GAGTATTGCCAACAGCTATTAACACAGACAGCGGAAATGCTGTGGCGCAACTTATTGCAAACAAATTATTTTTACAAAAAGAAATTACAGCTTGGATTTCAAGTCAAGTTAACTCTAACACTGCTCCTTTCTTTACAGGATTTAATTATAATCAAGCAGCATGTGAAAATGATGTAAGTAAAATTGTTGACGCATTAACATATGATCTTTCAACTGGAGGCAATTTGGAATCTCTTGTTGCTGCACAACAATATTTTGTTGACGGTTCGAGTGTTTATGGAACTGGACAAAAATTAACTACACTTGCTGCATGGGAAAGACTAAAAACACTTGTAGAACAACTTATCAAAGAAGAAGCAGTAAGTATATCCACAGGCAACACTGAAACTCAAGATACATCAGGTACTCCTGCAACAGATACTGAAGCAAATTTTGCTAAAACACGTATTGGCGAAATTATACAACATATTGAAACTGATGCAGGCTTATTAGCTGATCCTATTGCACTTGACTTAACTGCATTAAGTGTAAGTCAAACTTTACAAGATGACTTTATTAGATTAGATGCAATTGGTGCTGCTAACATTGCACAACGTGTTACTAGATATATTAATCAAGAAATTGATACTTACAAATGGTACGGATTTACATACGATCGTGCAAAATGTATTAGAGATACAAAATTAATTGTAGAAGCTGTTGCTAAAGATACATGGGATACTGGTAACAGATATTCACGTAGTGCTGGTTTAAGTTATTTTAGAGCTAACATAGCTGACTCAACACGTAGTGTTTTTGCTGGCGAAGAATTACAAACAATTGCAGCTATTCAACAAGCAGCTATATATGCAAATGCTGAAATTGCAAGCAAACCGCAAATTACTACTGCTATTGAAGATTTTGTACAAAGTAGATTTAACATTGTTAGCGAAGCAATTAGATCGCCTGAAGAAATTCCATCGCCAAATGAAGTAAGTAGTGAAGGTGATATTACAAATACATTTATTCCTACACCAACTACAACAAACTTTAATGCTGCTACTGCTGTAGCAGTAGGTACTAGTGTATTTACAATTACAGGACACGGATATGCAAACGGACAAAAACTTGTTTATGACAACAACGGAAACATTTCTGTTGGCGGATTAGACGACGAGCAAACATACTATGCAGTTGTTCTCGACGAGGATACATTTACACTAACATTTGATGATAGTTTAGAATTTCCAGTATTACTCTTTGCCAATTCTGTAAACACCGGAACGCATATTTTTAGATCTGATATTATTGAATTCTTTGTTGAAGAAATTTTAAGTTCGCACCAGACATATCAAACATTAATACTTGAATCAGGCGCTGAAAGTTATGAATTTATAGCAGGTAGAGCTATACAAGGTACAACTGGATCAAATAACAATAGTGCATTTGTTGCAAGTTGGGAACCTGCTGAACGTAGACTAGTAGTAAGTATTGAAGAAGTAGTTGTTGGTTCTAGTGTGCTTAGAATCCAATTTGATGCTTCAAGTACAATTACACAAGACCATGCTAGTTCTCCAAATAGTGCAATTACTATCAACGAAGTGCAAACTAAACTAGGACTTGGTACATCAACCTTTAGTATTACTGCTACTGACGGTAGTAGTAGTATTACAAACACAGGTAGTTTGCCTGAGAAACAAATTTGGTTCCACAGACCGAGTATTGTTAACTCATCATCACACACTTGGGAATTCTCAGGTTCAGGTACAGACTATAATGCTTTACCACAAAACGGCGGTAACACACGAGGCGAATTTGAACAGTATGAAGAATTACCAGGACGTGTTTATTCGTCAGGTACAAACGAACTTGGTGACTTTAAAGTTGGTGACTTTATTACAGCGTTCAACAGAACAGGTAACATTACATTTAGAAACAAAGTGCAGGTGGATGAACTTGACGCTTTGAAACTAAGTTTGAGTGATGTTGCTATTGAAGAAATTTCAACCGATGTTAACTTAGGTGACGATGAAATTGGCGGACCGAGTGATGCACGTTTAACAACACAGTTAGCTATTAGATCGTTTATTAGTAACAGACTAGGTGGCTTTGTTGACAAAACTGTGTCAACTGCTGCTGTTCCGGGTGCTATTGTACAGCTTAACGTTAATGGACAGTTAAACGGCGAACTTATTCCAGCTACACGTCAGTTTACAAATACAAACACAGATGGTTATAATTCAAGATTACTACAAGCAGATGATATTCCAGCAAAGGATTTAAGTGCTGGTGACATTGCTACTGAAAATTACGAACAAATTGAACTTACACTAAGCGGTAACATTACTGCCCTCGACGGTGCTACAATTACACAGCCAGGAGTAGCAGGCGCTATTGGTTATGCAAAAGGAAACTTCCAAACAAGTGGTAACATTCTTGTTGCTACAATCGACGGAGCATGGGACGCAACAGACGATAGTTTAGGTGCTCCGTGGGACTTTACAAACAACTTAAACTTGTTTGTTGATGGAGTTGATAGTGGAGTACACCCAACTGCGACAGGTGCATCAACTGAGCTTATTGATAACTTCTTCTTAAAAAGTTCAAACACAAGTCAGTTCTTAATACTTGATCCAGCTGGTACTTTTAACTTTACTATCAATACAATTACTAGTGTAGCAAGATCGAGTAACATACAAACTCATATTACTGGCACAGCACACGGACTAAACGTAGGAAACCAAGTACGTGTAGTATGTAATGAAGACGAAACGTTTAATGTTAACGGCGAAGTATTAAGTACTCCGACATCAACATCGTTTACTATTGCAAATACAGGTATTGATTTTAGTACAACATCACGAACAGGTGACGTGTTTAGCATTGTTACAAGTGCTGACGGTGGCGCTCAAGGTGCTGTTACTGAAGAAAGATTTGGTGTTTGCGTAAATGTTGATAACGCTAACCTTACAGGCGGTACTGGATATACACCAACTAATGGTAACGTAATTTATAGAAATGTTTCATTTACAAATGTTACTGGATCTGGTTCTGGTGCAAAAGCAAACATTACAGTTACAGCAGGTCTTGTTAGCGATGTTGATATTTCAGCAGGTGGTACAGGATATGCATTTGGTGATAGACTAAGTGCTAATGCCGCAGATATCGGCGGTACAGGTAGTAACTTTGAAATCACAATCGGTGCTATTGAAAATAGAGCATATGTTAACATAATCGGCGGTGAGCTATTTGTTGCTTCGCAATCATCACAAGACTTTGTTGAAGATGTAGATGCTGTAAATACAGCGTTTGATATTGGTTTAGACAATGTTAGAAGTATTAACTTTTTAGCAGGTACTCTAGCAGGCGGCGGCAGTGTTAACTATACAGATAGTCGAATTACAGTAGCTGACCACGGATTTATAGACGGTGATCCAGTAACATACGATACCAACGGTAACGTTCCAATTGGCGGATTGCTAAACGAAAGAGTCTACTATGCAAAACGTATCACTGATGATATTTTTGAAGTATACGAAGATTACTCATTATTAAATCAAATGGAGTTTTTAACTACTCCACTTAACAACAACCACAACTTTAGTTTACATCAGATCAACATCACTGATGACAGTGTACTTGTACGCAACCACGGACTAACAACTGGTGATGCTGTTAGATTTAACACACTAACAGATGGAAGTACTAGTAATGCACTTCCAAATATTGCTGGTGATTCAATGACAGACGGTTCACGCTTCTTTGTTGGTTCGATTACAACTAACTCGTTTACATTGCACACACTGCGTAGTGATGCATTAAGTAGTATTAATGGACTTGTAACAAACAGAACAATTATTGGTACAAAAGGCGCAGGTGCTGCTAGAGTAACACCAAGTAACGTACAAGTTACTGGTGTTGTAAACACATCTAGTAGAATTAAATCAAACTGGAACACTCTTGCTGCTACAAACATTGATGCTGAAAACATTATTTCTGGTACAATTTCACCTTCTAGATTATCATTAGCAGGTGTTCCAAACAGTGATAGTTTCTTAAGAGGTGATAGTAGTTATCAAACTGTTGTTCAAAGTATTAAAAAAGCAGCAACAACTGATAACCCAATTACACTTACAGGTAGTAGTTCAAATGCAGAATTTTATGGCGACCCAGTAAACATTGGTATTTCTAATGTTGACCTTGATCCGCTAGGTACATTCTCGAGTCTAGGTGTAAGTAAGTTTTTACAAACACAGTTTGATGTAAATTCAAATGCTAGTGGCGAAGTGTTTATTAAGGACGGTGTAGTAGATGCTGGTACACTAGACGGACTAGATAGTGCGTACTTCTTAAACCCATCTAACTTAACAAGTGCTGTTCCAGTTAACAGAGGCGGCACAAACATTACAACTTATGCTGTAGGCGATTTAATTTATGCACAATCAGCAGCTAGTTTAAATCCACTTAATATTGGTAGAAGAAATACGTTCTTAAAATCAAACGGCGTTACACCTGAATGGGGTACAGCACTTGATCTTGCTGAGGGACTAGATGTTGGATCTGCTAAACTGAGTTCAAGTAGTACAGCAACAGGTCAAATCTACAACGACAACGTTACTACAGTTGAAATTGGTGGCGATGCAGAAAATGTTAAGATTGGTAAAAATAGTGATAGTAGAAATATTAGTAACTTTGTTAATACATACGAAGCAACGAATACACAAGACGTAGTTGTTAACCTGAGTGATATTGCTGTTGATACAGCAAGTGCAAGTTCAAACGGTGAAAAAGTGTTGCTGTTTAGTGATACAACACAGATACAATTTGGTATGACAGTTCAAGGCAGTGGTAGTATTCCTGCTAACACAACAGTCACTGGTATTACCGACGAAGAAGTATTTTTAAGTAACGAACTAACTGGTAGTGTTTTAACTGCTACATCAATTACATTTACTAATACTCCAATTACACTAGGTATTCGAATTGGTGATACTGTTATTATTGCTAGTAGTACAATTAGTAATTTAGACGGACAATGGCCGGTTATTGGTGCTACTGAAAATGCTACATCATTTACAATTAGAACAAATATAAACGTCAATGCTGATCCAGCAGTAACACAAGTTGGTACAATATCAAAAGAAAATACTATTGTTCTTAAAAACCAAAATGTTGTTGTTGGCGGCGGAGAGTTTGGCACAACACCATTGCCAGGATTAATTAAAGGTGAAGGCGGTATTGGTACAGATGTATCCGGTGGATCTCTTACACTACGTCCTGGTATTAGTACTGGTAATGCAACAGGTGCAGACTTTATTGTTGAAACAGGCGAAATTGGTACAACAGGCGAAGGCTTACAAACAATTACTGAACGTATGCGTATTGATGGCGAAGGCATTGCAACATTCACAGGTTATACTAAATTTACAGATACAACTAGTGTTAAAATTCCAGTAGGAACTAGTGCGCAGCGTCCAGGAGCAGGCGGAGTTTATGTTTCATCAGCACAAGGACAAATTCGATATAATACTGATGATAGTACCTTTGAAGGATTTGATGGAACAAACTGGGGTTCATTAGGCGGCGTAAAAGATGTCGATCAAGATACACTTATCCGTCCAGAAACTAGTGCTGGTGCAGACAACGATGAACTAGACTTCTTAACAGCTGGTACGCAGCGTATGCAAATTGGTGCAACAGGAAACTTGCTATTTGGTGCTAGTTTAAATAAATTTACTGTAGCATATGCAACCGGTGATACAAACATTGCCGGTGATGTTATTGTAACAGGTGACTTAACTATAAACGGTACTACAACTACACTTAATTCAACTACGCTTCAAATTGATGATAAAAACATTGAATTAGGAACAGTAGCTTCACCTACTGACGCAACAGCTGATGGCGGTGGTATAACACTTAAAGGCGCAACTGATCATACCATTACTTGGAGTAATGCAAACGATAGTTGGGACTTTAGCGAACATGCTAATCTTGTAAGTACCAAAGAATACCGTATTAATAACACAAGTGTACTAAGTGCCAACACACTAGGTGCAAATGTTATTAACAGTAGTCTACAAAATACTGGCGCACTCGACGGCGGTAGTATTACTAGTGGCTTTGGCAATATTGACATTGGTAGTTCAAACCTAACAGCAACAGGTAGTGTAAGTCTTGGAGCAACTAGCTTTAATGACAACAGTATTACTAATGTTGGAAGTTTGGCACTAGATACAATCAGTGGCGATAACGGTAGTAGCATGAACTTTGCAAGTACAACTACCGTTAATATTGATAAAACAACACAAGCATCAAACACAACTAGTGGTGCATTGATTGTAGACGGCGGTGTAGGTATTGCTAAGAATTTACATGTAGGCGGAATACTTACTGGTAATGGTAGCGGACTTACTACATTAAATGCTACCAACATATCAAGTGGTACTATTAATGATGCTAGACTGCCAACTAGCCAAGCAGGCAAAACATTTACAAGTGATATTACTGTACATGGGTTTAATGCAGGACGTGGTGGAGCAAGTGGTACTACAAACCTAATGTTTGGACACGGTGAAAACTTAACTTCTGATGCTGGTCATAACACAGGTATTGGTGGAACATCAATGACAGGAGCGCTGTCAGGAGACAATAATACTGCACTAGGTTTTGCTACATTAAGTGCTGCTACAAGTGTAAACAATAACACAGCAATTGGTGCAGATAGCCAAGAACAAAGAACAAGTATCGGCGATAACAACACTAGTGTTGGTGCAAGCACAATGGCGAATAGTACTGCTGGTAGTGCTAACACAGCATTAGGTTACCAAGCACTAGAAATTGTAACTGGCGATAATAACATTGTAGTAGGTGCTACAAGTGGTAGAACACTCACAAGCGGTGACAATAACATACTACTTGGATATGGAATCGAAACAGCAGCTAACACCACAAGTAACTTTATGCAAATTGGTAATGCTACAAACAATGTACTAAGTGTTCCAGGTGTTAATACAACTATTAATACAACTAACTTAACATACAGTGGATCAGGTGGATTTAGTGGTGTTGGTACAAATCTAACAGCACTTAATGCTTCGCAGTTGACAAGTGGTACTGTTCCAGATGCACGTATAAGCTCAAGTAGTGTTGTACAACACCAAGCAGATATCACAGGCACAGGAACACTAGATAGTGGTGCAATTAGTAGTGGATTTGGCGCAATTAACATTGGTGCAGATGCACTTACTGCTACTGGTAGTGTAAGTCTTGGAGCAACTAGCTTCAATGATAATAACATTACAAACGTAGGAAGTATTGCACTTGACACTATTGTTGCTGACAACGGATCTAGTATGAACTTTAGTAGTGCTACACAAGTTAATATTGATAATGTTACACAATCAACAAGTAGTACAACAGGTGCTCTTATTGTCGATGGCGGACTTGGAATTGCAAAAGATGCATATTTTAATGGTACTATTAACGGCAACGGTAGCGGACTTACAAGTCTAAACGCAAGTAACATAGGATCAGGAACTGTTCCTAACGCACGTATTGATGGTACTTACAGTAACTTAACTGGAACAGGTGCTCTTGGCGCAGGTAGTATTACTAGCGGCTTCGGTAATGTTAACATTGGCACAAGCACATTTACTGGTAACGGTAGTGGACTTACAAGTGTAGATGCTACTACACTAGACGGTATTGATAGCACAGCATTCTTGCGTAGTAATGCTGATGATACGTACACTGGGCTAATTACTGCAAACAGAAACGCCGATGAACAATTAAGATTGTCAACGCAAAGTTCAACTGGCAATCCGTACATGAGCTTCTATCAAGCAGGTACACGCAGAGCGTATATTCAATATGTAAACGGTAGTGCGCTAAGACTGTATAATGATAGAACAGACGAGTATGTTGATATCAACAGTGGTGTAAATGGTTTAACATACACTGTAGGTGGAACTGCTTATAAGATTTGGCATGCAGGCAACGACGGCTCAGGTAGCGGACTTGATGCAGATACATTAGATGGTGTAAGCTCAGGCGCCTTCCTACGCAGCAATGCTAACGATAGTTTCAGTGGCACACTAACAGGTGACGGTAGTATCAATATCACAGGCAACATTACTGGTGCAACTATTAATGGCGACGGTAGTGGACTAACAGGTGTTACAGCCGATAATGCTAACACACTAGATAGCTTAGATAGTACAGATTTCTTACGTAATAGTGCAACAGCACAAACTTCCAATATGTACATTAGAAATTCTTCGCCAACACTATATTTACGTGATACTGATCACAGAAGTAGTATGATTCATTGTAACAGTAACATTTGGTACGTACTACGTGGTAACGGAAATGATAGTACAACATGGGAACAAACAGACAGTCGTTGGCCACTTCAAATTAACCTCGGCGATAACAATATGACCACAGGTGGTAGTATCAATGCACGTACTGAGATCACTGCTTACGGTTCAGATGAAAGACTAAAAGAAAACATCAAACCAATTGAAAACGCACTAGATAAAGTTAAGTCATTAGACGGTGTAACATACGATTGGATGGACAAAGTAGAAGAAGTTGGTTTCTTCCCAGAGCGTAGAAAAGACGAAGCAGGTGTTATTGCACAGCAGGTACAAAAAGTACTACCACAAGCTGTTGCACCAGCACCGTTTGATAGAGACTATGTTGTAGGAGAAGATGGCGGCGCAACAAGCGAAACTTATAGTGTTAGTGGCGAAGAATACTTAACTGTTAAGTATGAAAAACTTGCTCCATTGTTTATTGAAGCAATCAAAGAACAAGATGCTAAATTAGAAGCACAAGCAGCAGAGATTGCAGAATTGAAAGAAATGGTGAAAAAACTTCTAGATAAATAGGTTATAGCCGGATTTATTCGGCTATAACACTTGACAACTTTAAATAGTGTGTTACAATAAAGTAATTAGGATATTAAATGGCACTACCATTAACAGGCGAAACGATTACAATGACGCAAATTAGGAACTACTTCGGTGGTTCTTCAACGCCGATTACTATGTCTGGGCTTGGTGCGTTTCTCGGAATTTCAGCAGGAACTACTATTGCAATGAGTGCTACATTTGGTGGACAAGGATTATAAATAGGAGCACACTATGAAAAGTTTATACGAAGTTATTAATATTGACTTAGCAAATGACTATACTAAAGAACGCAAAAAGGAAGTTACAACATCACTTAATCTTGATGAAGATCTTCAAGCAGAAGTTTTTGCAGTAATTGACGAAATGGATATTCCAAATGATGACGAACGTCATCATTGGATTAACGTAATTGCACATAAAGCAGCATCTGACTTATTAACACTTGGTAAAGTACAGCCTGAAAATATGGTAGTTATGAGTTCGCTATCAGAAGAAGATTTTACCGAAGCAGTAACTATTGCAGTTAAAAAAGCAAGAACACTAAACGACCAAACTGTTGCAGCAGAAGCAAATCTTAACGTAGATACTATTTCAGAAACTATTACTTAATGAAAATTGCAATATGTGTAGCGGCAAGAGATCTTGTCCATGCAGGATTTGCCTTGTCTTTAGCAAAGATAGCAAAAACAATTGATTGCGAATTATTACTTAACTTAGGTACTGTAATTCCTCAACAACGTAATCAGTTGATAAAAGAAGCACTTGAAAAACAGTGTTCTCATATTTTGTGGCTAGACAGCGACATGCATCTTCCTGAAAACACAGCATTGCAATTATTAAAACACGATAAAGAAATTGTAGCTGCCAGCTACAGTACAAGGATGCCACCCTATCAAAGTGTAGCATTTACAGATTCTAACGACCTCTCTCTAAGACTAAATGAGTCAACAGGGCTGCACAAAGTTTGGGCAGTTGGTATGGGGTGCATGTTAGTAAACACAAAAGTATACGAATATCTAGATTGGCCATGGCATCAATATATTGAACACAAAGAATCGCAGTCGATAATGGGTGAAGATATATACTTTTGTAAAAATGCAAACGATGCAGGGTTTGACATTTATATCGATGCAACACTAAGTAAAAATGTTGCACATTACGGAACTAAGAGTTTTAAATTATGAGAGCAGTTGACAGATTTGAACAACGAAGTAAAACAGTGTATAATGGACAAGATGTTTTAAAAAATCATTTTTTACATGGATATCCAAAGCACTATACTGATGATACAATGGATTATAGTATTGTTGAACAATATAAAGACCACGACTACGTTTGGATTATTGATAAACGTATCGAAACACTTAGAACGTTTCCGTGGCATTTTAAACCTACTACCCTTGGCGAATACAAATTTCCATATGTATACAAACGTAGTAAAAGAATACTTAGTTGGGAAAAAGTTAAACTAGTACCAACAAAGCCTTATACAGATGTGTTTGAGGAAAAGCATATTTGTGCAAAATATGATGTACTTGCAGGTAAGACATCGTTTGATGTTTTCTACGGTATAACATATGCAGAAGCACAAGAAAAAACTACAACTGATATGTTTTGGTTAGTTCCTGATGACGTTGAAGTAAGTGATTTTTTTAAGTTTACATACATGCCTGACGATTGGAGTCAAAAGTATGTGCATGTATTTCGTAACGGAGACAAAGAAAACAAAGACGGAATTATACTTGCTCCAAAAAATTATACACCAACCGATAATGAATTACTACACAGGTTTTATGCAGAGAAAAAAGAAATTAGTATTCTAGCAAGTAGACCAAAACCGTTTCCTGCATATTCATTTAGTACATATGAAGAATATACTAATGCTATTGATAATTTAGAAGTTGATATGTGTTGGTGGATACCTGATGATGTAGATATAAATTCTGAATTTGAGTTTATGTATATACCTCACAGCAATCAATATGATAGACATATAAATCATGTCTTTTTAAACGGTGATAGTTACGATGGTGTTATGTTACTAAGCAAATATTGTAGAATTAGTGAGCGTGAATTCAGACATCGATTCTTAGGAGTAAAAAAAGAACACGAGGTAGTAGCAAGTCTGCCAAAAAAGTTTGATACGTTTGTAGTAAATAACTATTCAGATTACAAACGTGCAATGAAGAATAGCAGAACAGAAATGTTCTGGAGTGTTCCAGATGATGTAAAATTAACAAACGATCTAAATTTATATTTTTCGCATCACGATATGTATAATAGAAATATTACACATGTGTTTAAAAATAACAACACATATGACGGTGTAGCACTATGCAGTAAAAATATAGAAATTACTAGGAAAGAAATTGAACACCGTTTTTATTCAGAAAAAAAAGAACACAACATAATCTATAGTACTCCAAAAACATTTGATTATTTTGAAATAGAAACATACGAAGATTATCTAGAAGCTAAAGAAAACTCAACAACTGATATGTTTTGGATGAGCAGTCCGCAACTTAGAATATATCAAAAGTGCTTAGACGAGTTTTACATTAGTCACCATAATATAATTGATCGAAATCAAACTCATGCATTTTTGCACAGTTGTGATGATAAAATATGCTTCAACGGTGTTTTTCTTATACCTAAAAAAATTACACTTACTGAAAACGAAATTTTACACAGACATCCTGTAAATAGAAAAGAACACAATACAGTGTTTAGTATACCAGCGCCATATGAGTATTTTCAAATTGACTCGTATGACGAATACTTGTATGCACTTGAAAATTCTAAAACAGAAATGTTTTGGATGAGCAGTCGAAATATTAATACTAGTCAATTTGATTTTGATTTTGTTTTTAATCATACAGACACATATGACAGAAATATAAACCATGCTTACCTGCACAAAATTGATGATAATGAATACTTGTTTAATGGTCTATTTTTATGTAGCAAAACTTGCACACTTACACAAAAAGAAGTTGAACACCGACATTTAGCAAAAGTAAAACAACATAGTACATTAGGTAGTACCGTAATTGTGTATAATAAATTTGTTATCGATACTTACGACGATTACTTATATGCACTTGAAAACTCTAAAACAGAAATGTTTTGGGGCGTTGGTAGTAACCTAAAAGACTATGACGATTTTGATTTTGATTTGTACTTTTCTCATAATAACAGTTATGATAGAACATCGAATCATGCGTTTTTAAATCAAGGTTACGAAAACGTTGATTATAATGGTTATTTTCTGTTTAGCAAACATAAGACAGTTACACAAAAAGAAATTGAACACAGGCATATTGTAAATGCAAAAGAATGGGATATTGTAGCAAGCTCATATGGCGACTATGATATATGTTTTGTTGATACCTACGACGAATATTTAAAAGCAATGGACGAAAGTATTACTGAACTCTTTTGGGCTGTAAGTCGTAATATTAATATCGATAACTATGATTTTGACTTAGCATTTGATCATCATAATACATACGATAGATTTCAAAATCATACATTTATTCACAATGCAAAAGGTCAACAAACACGCAACGGAGTATTTTTATTAAGTAAACATAAACCAATTACACAAAAAGAAATTGAACATAGACACTTAGTTGATGCTAAACATTGGGATATTGAAGCCAGTCAAGAATGCATTTATAATATGTTCCTTGTTGAAACTTATAACGATTACCTTGACGCAATGGAAAATAGCGATACTGAAATGTTTTGGGGATATAGTAATAATATCGATTTTTCAGAATTTGACGAAAGCGAATATTATTTTTCTCATGATAACTTTTATGATCGAAATATTAATCATACATTTGTACATTTGGTTGGAGACTTTGAATATCGCAATGGCATGTTTTTGTTTAGTAAACACGCACCAGTTACACAAAAAGAAATTGAACATAGGCATTTAGTAAAAGCAAAGCATTGGGACGATATTGCAAGTTTTCCTGTAAACTATCAAAAGTTTGTTATAAACAATTACAACGATTACTTAGCAGCTATGCAAAATTCAAAAACTGAAATGTTTTGGGCAATACCTAGTGATGTTGAAGTTGATATTAATTTTGAATTTGATTTATACTTTACACATGATAATACTTACGATAGAAATATTACACATATCTTTAAAAACGGAGAACATTGGGATGGTGTTGCACTATTTTCAACACATTCGCCTGTAACGGAACAAGAAATTAATCACCGTTGGTATGCTCATAGAAAAGAACATGATGTTATTATAAGTCAGCCAAAACCATTTCCAGTTTATAATATTGAAACTTATGATGATTATCTTAATGCATATGATACATCGCCCTCAGAGATGTTTTGGGCAACAACTCCAAATATTAAAATTAATGAAGACTTTGATTTAAGTTTATATTTTAGTAGACACAACAGCTATGATAGAACAATAAATCATACGTTTATACATAGAGTAGACGATAACGATTATCACAATGGATTATTCTTATGTACTAAACACGCTCCGTTAACTGAAAAGGAAATTGAACATAGATTAATTGCTCGTAGGAAAGAACACGATGTTGTTGCTAGTGGTCCTGTGCAATACGAAAAGTTTGTTATTAATACATACAAAGATTATGAAAACGCAATAAAGAAATCTAAAACAGAAATGTTTTGGATGATTCCACCAGAAGTAAATGTAAGTGATGATTTTAAATTTGATTTATATTTTACACATAATCAATGGTTTGAAAGAGAAACAAATCATGTGTTTTTAAATGGCGATGCTAGAGACGGGATAAGTCTAATCAGTAAAACTAGTCCAGTTACACAGCGTGAAATAGATATGCGTTTCTTAACCAACAAAAAAGAATACAATGTAGTTGCAAGTACACCTACACTTTATGATATTGTGTTTATTAGCAAAGATGAAGAACATGCAGATAATAATTATAAATTATTAACTGATAGATTTCCTCGTGCAAAACGTGTACATGGAGTAGAAGGTATTCATGCTGCACACATTGAAGCTGCAAAGTTGTGTAAAACTGATATGATTTGGATTGTTGATGCTGATGCCGAAATAGTAGAAAACTTTAACTTTGATTATTACGTGCCGGCATACGACCCTGATAGTAGAAAAACTGTACATGTATGGAAATCACAAAATCCAGTAAACGGATTGATATACGGATACGGTGCTGTAAAATTACTTCCAAGAGAACTTACATTAAATATGGATACTAGCAAACCAGATATGACAACTAGTATTAGTCCACTGTTTAAAACAATCAATCGTATTAGTAATATTACTAAATTTAATACAGATGAATTTAGTACATGGCGTAGTGCGTTTAGAGAATGTGTAAAACTTGCCTCAAGAGCAATCGATGGGCAGTTAGACGAAGAAACAGAATTTAGATTAAATGCATGGTGTACTAGAGGCAAAGATAAACAGTTTGGCAATGCGGCGATTAACGGTGCTAATCACGGCAAAAAATACGGAGAATCTAATAGAGGCAAATTAGAAGCTCTAGTAAAAATTAATGACTTTAATTGGCTACGCAATGAATTTGATAAGTTCAAAAATAGTTTGTAATTTTTGTTGGTTAGTTTTGCTACGAAGTGTATTTGCTAATCCGTTATGAAGCGGCTTGGGCCATTTGCTAAAAGTTGCCCAAGCATAGCCGTCGTGCTCATCATTTAATTTTGGAATAAATTCTTCTTTAATTACACACAAATATGTATGAAAATTAAAAGTATCGTCGTTACTAACAAATGTTTCTAATGGAATAAGTTTTACAATATCAGGTACATCTCCAATTTCTTCAGAAATTTCTCTTTGTAAGCCTTCCCACGGTGTTTCTTCTTTTTCGTTTTTGCCACCAACTAACCCCCAAACGTTTTTATTCTTACTTTGTATTCTATGTAAGAATAAAAATCGATTAGTATCCAATGTATAGAATAGCGCACCGCTACATATAATCTTGCTCATACATATAATTATGCGTCAAGTAGTATTAGCCATGTACCATGTGAATATTCGCCTTCGTAGGCCTTAATCCAATCTGTGCCAGTCCATGTATAAATTACACCTGTTGCTAAATTCTTCTGATTAATACCGTTTGTACTGTCAGTTGAATCAATTACAGTTTGCCAAGCAGTGCCGTCCCACTCAATAACATCGTTAGCGTTTGCTACAAAATCAGTTCCATCGTTGTTTTTCCAAGCATCAGGACCGTCATAGGTATAGTTATACGGTGTATCGCCAACACTACCGCCAACGTTTTCACTAGTGTTAATTGCTTCTAATAACAGTATTCTAAATCCGGCTACTTTATCGTCTGTTGGATTATAATTCTGTGGCTCAACAATTTTGTCAAAACTTGTATAACTATTACTATTACGTGCAGGACCTTCAACAACATCGCCAGTTGGTAGTGTGTCGCTATCCCACGTTATTGTTAATTGTGTTTCGTCCATAGGATTTAATGTAATTTGTCCTACAATAAAACTTCCTAATTCGGTTCTTAAACGTATTTGACTTAATCCAGCAGTATATGTTCCTGGATACGATTCGATAATAGTTTGCCAATTGGTTGTTCCAACTTCTCGTTTGTCAACAAGCCTTGCTATGTTGCCTGTAATGTATACTCCGTAGTTTTGATAAGTGGCAGACAATGTTCCTCTTGAATTAATATTAGCTGTGATATCAGTTTTTGTTTCTGGATCACTATTTACAGTAGTCGTTTTAGTTAACGGAACTGGCGTATCAGCATATGCACTAAGTTCTGGTACTGTATCGCCTAAGTCAACAGTTCCTCGTGTTTCGTCAAATATGTTAGCAACAACTTGTGTAATAACACCAAGTTTTTTAACTTTAGCCGGTGGCGATATAAAGATAGGTGTACTAAAACTTAATGTACCTACGTCAATTTCACTATCAACACCAATTGGTTGTGTTCTATTTGAAAAACT